ATACACACTCTTCGGTAATTTAGCTATAGCATTACCTAAAGTACCGAAGAGTGTGTATAGCAACGAGAAAAACAAGTGGGTTAGGTTTGAACAACCTAAAGAACTTGAACGTTTAAAGAATATATTTGACTGGAGAGCGTATCCTGACGATCAAAAAGACCAGTGGCACGATTATATAGATGAAGAGTTTAAACGTAGGGAAGAAGGTTTCTGGTTTACTAACAATGGAAAACCAACGTGGATACCAGGAACTCACTATATGTACTTACAATGGAGCAAGATAGATGTAGGTGCACCAGATTTTAGAGAGGCAAATAGATTGTTTTTTATATTCTGGGAAGCTTGTAAAGCAGATAAAAGATGTTATGGTATGTGCTACCTAAAGAACAGAAGATCAGGGTTTTCGTTCATGTCATCTGCAGAAACAGTTAACTTAGCCACTCTTGCGAGTGATAGTAGATATGGTATATTATCTAAAACAGGTGCTGATGCAAAGAAAATGTTTACAGATAAAGTAGTACCAATATCAATTAACTATCCATTTTTCTTCAAACCAGTTCAAGATGGTATGGATAGACCAAAAACAGAGTTAGCATATAGAGTACCTGCTAGTAAGTTTACAAGAAAGAAAATAACAGCTAATGAAAAGCTGGAAGACATACAAGGATTAGATACAACAATAGATTGGAAAAACACAGGTGACAATAGCTACGACGGTGAAAAGCTAGCGTTATTAGTACATGATGAAAGTGGTAAGTGGGAAAGGCCTGATAATATATTAAATAACTGGCGTGTTACAAAAACATGTTTAAGATTAGGTAGTAGAATTATAGGTAAGTGTATGATGGGATCAACATCAAACGCTTTAGATAAAGGAGGCGATAACTTTAAAAAATTATACAATGCATCAGATGTCACTAAGCGAAATAGAAACGGTCAAACAAAATCTGGTTTATACTCTTTGTTTATCCCAATGGAATGGAACTACGAAGGATTTATTGATGAGCACGGAATTCCAGTTTTCACTACTCCTGATATCGACGTGTTCGCCCCAGACGGTGAACTAATAGATGTAGGTGTAATAGATAACTGGCAAAACGAAGTAGATGGTTTAAAAGATGATCAAGATGCTTTAAATGAATTTTACCGCCAGTTTCCAAGAACAACCGAGCACGCGTTCAGGGATGAGACTAAGAATAGTATATTTAACTTGGTTAAATTATACGAACAAATAGATTACAACGAAGAGATGTCTAGAACACTAGGTATAACTAAAGGTAATTTTCAATGGGTTAACGGTATAAAAGATTCACAAGTAATATTTTATCCAGATCCAAAAGGTAGATTTAAACTTAGCTGGGTTCCACCTCAGCAATTACAAAATAGAGTAGTACTTAAAAACGGTATAAAATATCCTGGTAATGAACACATGGGAGCATTTGGTTGTGATTCTTATGATATATCAGGAACTGTAGATGGAGAAGGATCAAAAGGAGCATTACACGGCTTAACCAGGTTTAGTATGGAGGATGCACCAGCTAACAGTTTCTTTTTAGAATACTTATCAAGACCACCAACAGCCGAGATCTTCTTTGAGGATGTTCTAATGGCTTTAGTATTTTACGGGATGCCTATACTTGCAGAGAACAATAAACCTCGTCTCTTGTATTATCTGAGACGTAGAGGATATAGAGGGTTTAGTATGAATAGGCCGGACAAAATTTGGAACAAGTTGTCCGTTGCAGAAAAAGAAGTAGGTGGTATACCTAACTCTAGCGAGGATATAAAACAAGCACACGCCGCCGCGATTGAGATGTACATACAAGATCACGTAGGCATGAAGCAAGATGGAACGTTTGGAGATTTATATTTTAATGATCTACTAAACGATTGGAGTAGGTTTGATATAAACAAAAGAACAAAGTATGATGCGTCTATAAGTTCTGGTTTAGCTATAATGGCAAACAACAGACATTTATATGCGCCGAATGCAAAGGTTGAAAAACCACAACTAAATATAAACATTTCTAAGTATAGTAATACTGGAAGCAATTCACAAATAATTAAATAATAAATATGGCAGAGTCTGGCATTAGAAGTTATTTCCCGAGTCAAACAGTTAGCGATGCTGAAAAGCTTAGTTACGACTATGGTTTGAAAGTAGGTAAAGCAATAGAACAAGAGTGGTTTAATAGCGACAGAGGTTCTAATAGATATAGAAGTAATCAGAATGATTTTCATAATTTAAGATTGTACGCTAGAGGTGAGCAATCAATACAAAAATATAAGGATGAGTTATCTATAAATGGTGATCTGTCCTATCTTAATTTAGACTGGAAACCAGTACCTATTATATCTAAATTCGTAGATATAGTTGTTAACGGTATAGCCGAAAGAACTTATGATGTAAAAGCTTTTTCACAAGATATATTTGGTGTTGAAAAAAGAACTGAGTATATGGAGTCTATAATTAGAGACATGCAGACAAAAGAGTTTAATGACGCTGCTATGGAAAACTTTAACATGAATCTATATGAAAATGATAAAGAAAAACTTCCAGAAACAACAGAAGAGCTAGAGATTCATATGCAGCTTAACTACAAACAAGCTGTTGAGCTAGCTGAAGAACAAGCGTTAACCACTTTATTTGAAGGTAATAACTACGAGTTAATTAAAAAACAGTTTTATTACGATTTAACAGTTTTAGGTATAGGTGTTGTGAAAACAAACTTTAATACTTCTGAAGGTGTTACTATAGACTATGTTGACCCAGCAAACCTTGTTTATTCTTATACCGATTCTCCTTATTTTGATGACATATATTATGTTGGTGAGGTTAAATCTATCCCTGTAAATGAACTAGCAAAACAATTTCCACATCTAAACGAATCTGATCTTGAAGATATAATGAAAAATAAATCTTACAATAGATCTAACTATAATTCAAGACATAGTAGCAATAAAGAAGATAATAACACGATACAGGTTTTGTATTTTAACTACAAAACTTATATGAACGAGGTTTACAAGGTTAAAGAAACTGCTACAGGTGCTGATAAAATAATACCTAGAGATGACCAATATAACCCACCAGAAGGCATGGAAGGTGGTTACGGTAGGATGTTAAGGTCTATAGAGTGTCTATATGAAGGAGCTATGATATTAGGGACTAACAAGCTATTAAAATGGGAGATGGCTAGAAACATGATGAGACCTAAAAGTGATTTCACTAAGGTAAAAATGAATTACTCGATAGTCGCACCAAGAATGTATGATGGTAGAATTGACTCACTTGTAAAGCGTATAACAGGTTTTGCTGACATGATTCAACTAACACATTTAAAACTGCAGCAAATACTATCACGCATGGTTCCTGATGGTGTTTACATGGATGCTGATGGTTTGGCTGAGGTTGATCTTGGTAATGGCACAAACTACAATCCACAAGAAGCTCTAAACATGTTCTTCCAAACTGGATCTGTAATAGGAAGGAGCTTTACTTCAGAAGGTGATATGAATCCAGGGAAAATACCTATTCAAGAAATTACATCAGGTAGTGGTGGTAGTAAAATGCAAGCTCTTATTGGTAATTATAATTACTACTTACAAATGATAAGAGATGTGACCGGGCTTAACGAAGCTAGAGACGGTAGTATGCCTGATAAAAACGCTTTAGTAGGCGTTCAAAAGCTTGCAGCTGCAAATAGTAATACAGCAACTAGACATATATTACAAGCAGGGTTATTTTTAACAGCATCAACAGCTGAATGTTTATCACTTAGAATATCAGATGTTATAGAGTATTCACCAACAAAAGATGCTTTTATACAAGCTATTGGAGCTCATAACGTAGCTACTCTAAAAGAAATGTCAAACCTACATTTATATGACTTTGGTATATTTATAGAGTTAATGCCAGACGAAGAAGAAAAGCAAATGCTAGAAAACAACATACAAATGGCATTGCAACAGCAAAGTATAGAACTTGAGGATGCTATAGATCTTAGAGATATAAGAAATGTAAAGCTTGCAAATCAACTTCTTAAAATACGTAGAAAGAAAAAGCAAGATAAAGATCAACAAATACAACAAGCTAACATGGAGCAACAGGCGCAGCTAAACCAACAGTCAGCAGCGGCTGCAGCTCAAGCTGAAGTTCAAAAGAACCAAGCGCTTACACAAAGTCAAGCAGAGCTTGAACAAGTAAAAGCGCAGATAGAGTCTCAAAGAATGTTGCAGGAAATAGAGATGAAAAAGGAGCTTATGCAATTAGAGTTTAACTACAACATGCAACTTAAAAATGCAGAGGTAGAAAACGCTAGAGGTAAAGAAAAAGAAAAAGAAGATCGTAAAGACGAAAGAACAAAAATACAAGCTACACAACAAAGTGAGCTTATAGACCAAAGAAATAATAGCAAAGCACCTAAAAACTTCGAGTCATCAGGTAATGATATACTAGGAGGTTTAGGTGATATGTCTAGCTTTGGTCCTAGATAAATTTATTAATTATTATTATATTATATTATGGAAGAAGAAAAAGAAAACGTAGTCGAAGAGACTACACCGAAAAATAATCAAAGTGATCCAGGTGACGAAAACGTGGTGAAAGTTGATAAAAGTAAATTTGAATCTGCTGAAGATGACAATATTATAAAAGTAGATTTAAGTAAACCACCAACACCAAAAGAAGAAAATGAAACTAAAGAAAATAACACTGACGACGGCGGAGTGGTTGCAGAGTCTAAAGATGCCGAGCCCGCACAAGAACAAGAAGAAGTACAACCGGAAGCTGAAACACAAGAAGCTTCAGCGTTAGAAGAAATAACTGAAGAATCTACAGAAGAAGAAGTTGCTGAGGTTGAAGAACAAGTAGAAGAAGCTATCGCAGAAGCAGAGGCTACGGGAAAACCACTACCAGAAAATATTCAAAAGTTAATGGACTTTATGGAGGAAACTGGTGGTGATTTAAATGACTATGTTCAGTTGAACAAAGATTACAGTAAGTTAGATAATGAGGATTTATTATATGAGTATTACAAACAAACAAAACCTCATTTAAATAACGAAGAAATAAATTTCATGATGGACGATCAATTCGCTTATGACGAAGACGAAGATGATGAAAAAGAAATACGAAGAAAAAAATTAGCGTTAAAAGAGCAAGTTGCGAACGCTAAAAGCCACTTGGACGGGCAAAAGTCCAAATACTATGACGAAATCAAAGCTGGAAGCAAACTTACTAGTGAACAGCAAAAAGCGGTTGATTTCTTTAATAGATATAACAAGGAGTCGGAAGAAACTCAAAAAACAGTTAAAAAGAACTCTGATATTTTTACTCAAAAAACAAATAATGTTTTTAACGACAAGTTCAAAGGTTTTGAATATAATGTCGGGGATAAAAAATACAGGTTTAATGTAAACAATGCTGAAGAGGTTAAAACAACACAAAGCGATATAAATAATTTTACTAAAAAGTTTTTAGATAAAAATAATACATTATCAGATGCTAAGGGTTATCATAAATCTCTATATACAGCGATGAATGCAGATGCTGTCGCAAAACACTTTTATGAACAAGGCAAAGCTGATGCTATGAAAAATAGCGTTGCAAATGCTAAAAACGTTGATATGAGCCCAAGACAAAGTCATGGTAAAATTGAAACAAGCGGAATGAAATTTAAAGTGTTAGGTGATAATTCTTCTGATTTTAAGTTTAAAATTAAAAACAATAAATTTAAAAATTAAAAATTAAAAAATTATGGCAATTACAAATGGGTCGTTGTTGAACAAGGTGCCTTCACCTCAACAACAAACGTTAAGCTCAAATTACATTGACTTCGCAGGAGGTTCAACTGGATGGGAGCAACAATATTTACCAGATCTTATGGAGAAAGAAGCTGAGGTTTTTGGAAACAGAACTATCTCAGGATTTCTTTCACAAGTAGGAGCTGAAGAGTCTATGACTGCTGATCAAGTAGTATGGTCTGAACAAGGAAGATTACATTTATCTTACGTAGGTACTGTAGCTACAACGGGTGATACTAACGGTACTTTTACAGTTGTAACTGATATCGATGGTTCTGCTGATGGTGAAAATGGATTTGCTGTAGCATCTCACGGTGTTAGAGTAAATGACATTGTACTTATAGCAACAGCTGGTATAGTTACTAAATGTTTAGTAGTAGAAACTCCAGCTACAGCTGTTATTACAGTTGAGCCTTATGACAAAGCTGATTTAACTGGTCACGCAACAACTGCTAGTGGATCTGTATTATTAGTTGTAGGTTCTGAGTATGGTAAAGGAGCTGCTTACGCTGATATTACTGGAGCTGCTGAAGCTACTAAAAGAACAGCTTTAACGCCAACTTTCAAATCTTACAGCAACAAACCAATCATAATGAAAGATTACTATGAGATCTCTGGATCTGATGCATCTCAAATTGGTTGGGTTGAAGTTTCTGGTGAAGAAGGTCAAAACGGTTACTTATGGTACTTAAAAGCTGAAGGTGATACTAGAGCTAGATTTACTGATTACTTAGAAATGAGCATGTTAGAAGCTGAGAAAACTGCAGCTGCATCTATCGTTGGTTTCAACGGAAGTATTGTTCGTGATAGTACTGATACTGGTGCTGGTGGTTCTGGTACTGAAGGTTTATTCGCTGCTATTGAGTCTAGAGGTAATGTTACTTCTGGTGTTACTGGTGTTAACGCTGCTACTGATTTAGCTGAATTTGACGCTATCTTAGCTGAGTTTGATAAGCAAGGTGCTATTGAAGAAAACATGATGTTTGTAAACAGAGCTACTTCGTTAGCTATTGATGATATGTTAGCTTCTATGAATTCTTACGGATCTGGTGGTACTTCTTATGGAGTATTCGATAACTCTGAAGACATGGCATTAAACTTAGGTTTCTCTGGTTTCAGAAGAGGTTCTTATGACTTCTACAAGTCTGACATGAGATACTTAAACGACAAAGCTACAAGAGGTGAGATTAACCGTGTTGCAGGTTCTGCTGCAATCAGAGGTGTTGTTATCCCAGCTGGTGTATCTTCAGTTTACGATCAAGCTTTAGGAAGAAACATGAAACGTCCTTTCTTACATGTTAGATACAGAGCTTCTCAAACAGATAACAGAAAAATGAAAACTTGGGTTACTGGTTCTGTTGGTGCTGCTACATCTGCACTTGACGCAATGCAAATCCACTACTTATCTGAAAGATGTTTAGTTACACAAGGTGCTAACAATTTCATGTTAATGAAATAAGCATTATTTATATTAAAGAACCGGGGCTTCGGCCTCGGTACTTTTATTTTATTAATTTATATTATATTATATTATGGCAAAAAAAACAAAAAAAGTTGAGGTAGAAGAGCCTCAATTAGAAAAAACTGTTACAGAATTTTTTGAAGAAACTGTAACTCAAGAGTCAAAACCTGAAAAACCAGTTATAAAAACTCCAAAAAGAGTTGAAAAAACAAATCCAAAGCTAGAAGATGGCTGGGAAGTAAAAGACAGGATATACAGGTTAAAAGGTAATAAAAAACCTTTATCAAGATCTATTAAGTCGGCAAATATACATTGGTTTGATGAAGAAAAAGGATACGAAAGAGAACTTAAGTACTGTCAAAATCAAAGAACAGTTTTTGTTGATGAAATGAAAGGTGAGCAAAGATTAGAGCATGTTGTTTTTAGAAACGGAATGCTGATTATTCCTAAAGAAAAAACAGTTTTACAAAAACTACTTTCTTTGTACCATCCTGATAGAAATAAAATGTTTTACGAAGAAAAACCAGTAGCAACAGCAATGGGCGAGATAGCTTGGTTAGAAATGGAAATAGAAGCTTTGAATGCAGCGCAAAATATTGATATTGATATGGCTGAAGCTATAATGCGTGTTGAAGTAGGTTCTAAAGTGTCAGACATGAGTTCTAAAGAGCTTAGAAGAGATTTACTATTATATGCTAAGAGAAACCCAGAGTTGTTCTTAGAATTAGTAAATGATGAAAACGTTGTGCTTAGAAACTTTGGTATTAGAGCCACTGAAATGGGTATAATTAAACTATCTCCTGATCAAAGAACTTTTATTTGGGCTTCTAATGATAGAAAGCTAATGAATGTTCCTTTTGACGAACACCCTTACTCAGCGTTAGCCGCTTGGTTTAAAACAGATGAAGGAATGGAGATTTACTCCAATATTGAAAAAAGATTAAATTAATCTAACTGTAGATGCAGTCGCTCTACGGGGCGATTGCAAACTACAAATTAAATTATATGGAAAACAAAAAATCTAAAGGATTAGGTGATACTGTAGCTAAAATAACAGAGGCGACAGGAATTAAAAAAGTTGTTAAAACAGTAAGCAAAGCTGTAGGTAAAGATTGTGGCTGCGCTAAACGACAAGACACTTTGAATAGATTATTCCCTTATAATAACTAAAAAGAAATTATGATTAGTATAGATACAGTATATCAAAAAGTATTGGCGTTTGCCAATAAAGAGCAAAGAGGTTATATAACACCTCAAGAGTTTAATCTATTTGCTGATCAAGCACAAAAAGAAATATTTGAACAATATTTTTACGACATGAACCAGTTAACAAGAATGTCTGGTAATGATACTTCTCACTCTGATATAAGAACAAACTTAGAAGAAAAACTTCATTTCTTTGAGCATATAGACAAAGAGTCTAGTGTTTTTAGTAAAAACGGTAACACTAGAATTCATCAAGTAGAAGATCTATATAGACTAACAGCTGTAAAGGTTAAATACAAAACACAAACTAGAATTAGACTTGCTGAGCAAGTGCAATTAAGTGAACTATCTAAATATGAAGAGTCTCCTCTTGGTATATATACTAAATCTAGACCTGTTTACTATAGGTATAACAAAAATGGAACTACAAACCTTAGAATACTACCAACACCAGCTATGTTTGCTAACTCTGGAGATAAAGTATACTTTAGCTTTATAAAACAACCTAAAAAACCTAGCTGGGGATATGTTGTGGTTAATGGAAATGCCATGTATGATCCTTCAAACAAAACCGATTTTGAGTTACACGAGTCAGAAGAAACAGAATTAGTGTATAAAATACTTAAGTTTGCTGGATTATCAATGAGAAGAGATGATTTAGCAAAAGGAGGTCAAGGACTAGAAACTTTACAAACTAATCAAGAAAAACAATAAATAAATGGGATTACTAAATGGTGTAGATAGAGTTTATTACGAAGGAGAAGATTTAGGTAATTATCAATTTACTTCTTTAGACGATATAATAAGCCAGTTTCAAATAGCTTATGTTGGAGAAGATAAGATAATATCTAAAATAAAAAGAGCTGACGTAGCGTTTCATGCACAAAGAGCTTTGCAAGAGCTTTCTTTTGATACGTTGAAGTCTGTAAAAGCGCATGAAATAGTTTTGCCGCCTACGTTATCTATGATCTTGCCTAGAGACTATGTTAACTACACTAGAATTAGTACTGTAGATTCATCGGGTATAAAACACCCATTATACCCTACAAAAGATACTTCAAATCCATTTTCTGTTAAGCAAAAAGGTACTGGTGCTTATAGCTTTGATAATAGCGGTGAGTTAGTTAAAAACCATACTTTTGATGAATCAATAAACGGAACTTGGGAATACACACCTGCGTCTTCAGCGGCTTCAGCGGCTTGGACAAATGCGAGTGAGATAGATGGTCAAGGCCAATACTTCGCTAGATATAAATACGATAAAATAGGAACTCAATCTGGAGACACTACATTCCCATGGAACGACCTACAAGCTGGCAAGCTTAACTTTGAATCTTACCCACACAAAGCGTTTGGGGGAACAGCTGCTGGTTGGGCTAGAGAATACGGTGCTTGGCAAAAAATAGATGTTTCTAATTTATTCTTTATAGACCTAGAAGTAAATGGTCAATCCGCGGCTCAAATAAAAGACAACGTTACTATTGCTTGTGATTTTGGAGAGCTTAGAGTTGGTCTGTCTAGTATTGATCCAGAAGAAATTGCAGTTTCTCAAGGTACTGTATCTAGAAATAGTTTACCAAAAAACGTTAGGTTAGCCACAGGTTCCGGTGCTGGTAATTTTAGCATCCACAGAGCTGAAAATTATGACTTAGGTTATCTTGAGTGGAACGATGGTACTTCTAGCTGGAAGCACTTAAGAGATGTAGATGTTAGTGAATATGATTACGTTTGGGTTTGGGTTCAAAGTTTTTCACCTTGGACATCAGATTCTATCACAGAGTTCACAACAGAGCCTGGTGATGATCCTGGAGATCCTAACTCTTCTGTTTTTGGAAACTCTGGTAGTGTGAATAGAGTTGGTGCTGTTAAAATAAATTCAGCTGAACCAGACAACATGCTTAGAGAGGCAAATGCTGATAGAAGCTCAACAGCTAGAAACAACTACAACTCATCAACACCTTCGGAAAACAACAACGATAACTACGAAGATGATACTTACTGGCCTTCTAATGGTAGTAGATATGGAATAGATACTACACGTGCTCAAATCAATGGATCTTTCTATGTAGACAACAAAATGGGAAAAATCAACTTTAGCTCTAATATTTCAGGAAAAACTGTGATCTTAGATTATATAAGTGATAGTCTTGGTACAGATGAGGAGATGCAGGTTCACAAATTTGCTGAGGAGGCTATGTACAAGTGTATAGCATACGCAATACT